TATTTAATTTTATTTTATAAATATAATATATTTATATTATTTTAATATAAGTAACCTTTGTTAACCGTAAAGTAACCGTACTAATTTGTGTAAACCATTGATTTTACAGGTAGGTAACCGAGTAACCGAGTAACCCTGACTTTCTCATATAGGGAAACTTTTATACTCAATATGTGCATATAAATACTCAAATATATATATACAGAATCAAAGGTTACCTAGGTTACCCGGTTACCTTTTGAACGAATTGTTTGTTAATCAAACACAATATCGTCCGTAATTTCAAAATCATCACTACAATTCACAAATCCTTTCGGAATTTCATCTACAATTTTCAAGAACACACATTTTGTAACAATTCCGTCCAGTTTCTTCGCCTTGGTCGGATAACCTCTACTGTCGGTTTCCACAAGTCCCTTCTTAACAGCCCATGATAAAAATGCTTTCCGAGAGAATCTTCCAATTTTGCACAGATCATCAAACGCTACACTATAGATTATTGCAGTCGACGTTTTCTCTACCGGGTCATTGTCAATAATTCCCCACCTTTCTGTTTTTATATCCGGGTTATCATCGAATTTAATTCCGTTCATGGCAATCTTATCAAGCACGAACCAGTAAGCGCGTTCGTTTTCAGATACCATTTCTTTCTCTGTCAGAAGATTCTTAGCCGTCTCAATGTCAATGTACTGGCCATCATGGAATAGCTGATCTGTTGCGATTTTATCTGCTGTCAGGATAATGCTCATTGATATACTCTGCTTCTGCATTTTATCATCATCCTGTATAAGGCTCTGAAAATGCTTCTGTATGGCTTTTATATCGTCAATGGACATTTCCTTAACTACATTTACAAAATCGATTCCTGCGTACCCGTAGTTCTTTTTAAGGGTATCTGCGGTAAGCTGCGGGTCGTCAAATATCTTTTCAGAGCACTCAACCTCGATGATTCGGTTAATCGCTCCGCCCTGGCTGACATACCCAGCGAGCGGTCGTTCGCCGTTAGTCAGAATACAATTCTGCCAGCGATTCTCCCGGTTAACACCCAGCTCCTTGTTGGAGCGACTCTTTCCTTTTCCAGAACACAGGTCGTACACAATTCCCTCGAAATTATCTCGGATTTTAGCCGACACCTTTGAAGTATCATCCAGAATTAATGGAAGATTGTTAAGCATATCGGACTTTGCTTCCAGCGCCACATCCGTTGTCTTGAAGTCTCCTATGTATCGTGATTCACCCGGATTTGCCCAGACGGAAGCCCCCAACATAAGCGTCACAGTTTTACCACCCTCGGTTTCACCCCATAAGTCCACAAAGAACGGAAGAGCACCGACCAGTTTAATTAGAATGCTTGCGAAACTTGCAGCCAACATGATTTTTGGTTCGATTCTTCCAGTAGCACGAACCCTTTTTACATGTTCATACCACTCTGCTCTGCTGCCACCTACACTGATACTTTCGTATAACTGCCGAAATCTCATATCGCCATCAAATACGATATCCTTGTCGTAAGGCAGGAAATAATCTCGAATCCACCCGATTTTACTAGAGGAATATTGGATGTTAATATAATCATCATTGGCATTTTCTACGTCTGACAGATACCGGACAAGGAACTTCGCATTCTCAGAAGTCACTGAAATACCAAGCGCGGATAAACCAACAATTTTACTGGCTGATGCAACCATGGTTTTTGGAACAATAACCTCTGACCATTTATTATTCCTCTTATAGATTAACTTTATCTGTTCTTCCCCGGTCTCCAGATTCTTCATTCGTTCGATTGGAAGAATAGGGTGATAGCAAGCTATAATATCCGGCGATCCTGGATTTGTGTTTGATATTCTGATTCCGTCATCATCTGCTATCCAGTTAAGACATTTCATTCTGTCATATTCGCAATCGGAGAAATTAGTCCACTGGTCCAGCATCGAAACAGCCTTGTTACTTTTTTCTTTTTCAATCATCTGCTTCTGTACTTTCGTATAAGCCTTCAGCAAATCTTCAAATTTTTTCTTTACTCCAAGCTCTTTGGCTCTGTCCAGAAGCGTAAGTGTAAGGCGTGCCTTATATATTTCATCTTCCTGGCTAAATATTTCTTTAAAAACTTCCTCGTCCAGTATAGAGTCCTTCGTGAGCTTGTTTATCATTTCCACTTTTTAATCACCTTCTTCCAGTCCCGTTATGAATCCATGGTGATATAGCGCAAGTTGCAGCCTGTTCCACGCTCCACACCATCTGTCAGAAAGAGGACTCCATCGCTCGATTTCTGCCCGATAAAAGTCAATATCAGACAAGCATTCTTGCAGCTCGGCTTTTTTCTTCTGTTCTTCCTTTTGCCTCATTTCCATTTGCTTCTGATGGTGATATATTGCCATTCTGGAAGAGAAATTTGGCTTTTGGTAAGTTCCTCCAAGTATGGTAAAAGCTGTCTTAAAATCGCAATTATCCATGCTCTGGACGAATGTAAATATGTCACCTGTTGCACCACATCCAAAGCAATAGTAGCTGTCTTTGTAAATTTTCATAGATGCGGTACGGTCGCCAGAATGAAATGGGCAACTGATAAAGCCAGCTCTGTTCGGAATCATTCCGTATCTGGCAAGAACATCTCTCATGCTGTTCTGTTGTTTAATTGTTTCTTTGTCCATTCGACAGAATCTCCAAAATTCTTTTGCCAGTGCCTTTCTTGTCGCAAAACAGAAATTCAACACCATACTTGCGTTGCATCGTGCAAAGAATCTTATATAAGACATCTCCATGCATAACTTTCTGCTCCTGATCTACCCAGATGCCATTCTTTTTAACTCTTTTCTTTGCCCGGGGATTCTCCCACCAGAGAACATCATCCAGTTTTTCAATTCCTTTTCCGTGTTCACACAGGAACACGAGTTTTATTCCTGCTTTATTTGCCCGAATAATCTCAGCACGAAATCTTTCATGCTGCTGGCACACATTTCCACATAATTCAGAAAGATTTTGTTTCCGGTCAACAACCAGTCGAGGATTGTTATAATTCATATAATCCCCGACGTAGAGCTTCGACACAAACCATTTTTCTCCTGCTGCATCAAATGCTTTCTTAATGCCATCGATAACTTTTTGATGTTCCCTACTGTCAATTTGTATCATGCGAATGGCACCTCCTCGTCAATTCCATCTGGAATACTCATAAATTCGTCCGGGTCTGTTTCTGGACGTGGTACCTCCGACTTCTGCTGACTCTGATTAGAGCCTTTGCTTTCACCAAACTCAATTTCCTCCACAACAATGTCTGTCGTGTATACCTTCTGTCCATCACGATTAGTGTAACTGCCAGTCTGGATTCTCCCGGATAACTCTGCTTTCATTCCTTTAGAAAAATGTTTCTCGATAAATTCTGCAGACTTTCCGAAAGCGATACAATTCAAGAAGTCTGCTCTCTGGCCAGAACCCTCTTTTACAAATCTTCTATTCACCGCAATAGAAAATTTTGCAATAGATGCTCCATCGTTGGTGTACTTGATTTCTGGATCACGTGTAAATCTTCCTGTAAGGTTTACTTTATTCATGCTGTTACTCCTTTTTCCGTATGCTGTTTATCGTAGTAAATTAACATCTCCAGGCATTTCTGCCCTTTTTCCTTGGTAAGATACTTAATATCGTTTACCTTAAATCGAGTTTTAATCTGTTCAAAAAGCTTAGCTTCCGGGTACTTATCAATGATATTTTTAATTGACATAGTAATCTCAGAGCTAATCATTTCGGTTTCTTTTATCGGCTCCTTTTTTTTGTCAGACGAATTCTCACTGTTGCTCGAGCAATCATATTTAGTCTTGCTTTCTTTCCAGTAGATATCTGCTCCAATACCGAGATTTTTGCAAGCTACTGACAGTGCGTCCGTTGTAGCCATCTTATAGCATTCGTCAGACACGTAAATTCCGTTTCTTTCTTTTGTTGCTAGTTTACTTCCTCCAGTTCCGGAAATCGGCTGTGACCATTTACTTTCGTAAAAAATATATAGTTCGATCATCACAAAAGCGCATGTCTCATCATTTATGGTTTCTGTCCATTTATCAACAGTCTTGTAATACCATCCGATTCCACAAGGCCCGAACTGCTCTGTCAGACATTTAATTCGCCACATAGGGTTAATATCTGTAAAACCTTTTAAACGTCCTGCCATAATCGGCTTCTGAGCATCTTTCGGAACTTCTCTAACATGGTTATATAATTCAAGATTTTCCAATATTATTCCTCCTTGTCATAAACCACATGCTTACTGCTCTCAATAATCAGCAAACTTGCAATATCCTTCATGGATAAAGTTGATTCATTATAGATTTTAACCAGTGCGTTGTATGCTTCAGGCGATACTTTTACAACCGGGTTATCCTTATCGGTTGCCGGCTGCTTCTTCCTTGCAGGAATACGGATTTCAAATTCACTCACTGATGCTTTCCTCCTTATATGATTTCTGGGCCGTTAAAAGCCCATTTAGAGCCTGTATATAGTTCGCCAGTGTCCTTGCCTTGTACTGTTCTTCAATCGGATTATCCGGCACTGTAGCAAGTTGTATGTCGATTAATCTCAATACTTCCTGAATGCGTTCGTCCATACTTACACCGCCTTGAAAAAGCAATACAGGTTATCTGATGCATCTCCGAACTTCTCTCCGTCGATATCTTCGGCTTTGTGGTATTCCACATGGTCAAGAGACATATCACAGTTCTCGTAATCCAATATGTGATCCCCTCTGGACTGAAGCTCTCTGAGCAATTCGTTAATACATCCTGCTATCTCCAGACTGGGAAGAAGTTTCATAATCGCTATCTGCTTACTCATTTGGACACTTCCCATCTATCAGAAGTTCCAGCAAGAATGCTTTGATTTTATTAAGCTTTTCACGGCTTTCTTTCTCGTAAAATGGATTAAAAGATACGTTTTGGTACAAATCCCATTTAAATTTGTCTTTGGGAAGGCAAGCATCTTCCTTCCTTTTGAGTCCAAATACGCTCATACCATAAATTGAATAGTTGAATGTGGCACTTGCTGTCGGAACTTCATTCGCAACTCTTTTACAGAGTCCATAAATTTCGTCAATTTCTTTCTCGAACATTTCTTTATCCTCCTTATTCCTTACTGCCAGTCTGCTTTCATCTGGCGAACCGCCCATGCTGCCGAGATGCCAAAAAAGATGTTCAGCCAAATAGGTATATCCACATATTTCCCGGCAAGCATACAAACAGCAATTAGCGTATACTCTTTCATTTCATTTCTCCCATAATCCATGCAAGGTTGCTGGCTACCAGTGCGGCAGTTGTGGCCAACCATGCAATAAACCATTTTCTTGCTTTTTTTCTACTTTCTTCGACAATTTCTGTCGCAAGAATGAACTCAAGTTCGTCCCATGTCGGAACATTTTCACATTTATTTGTGCTATTTCTGCTCATATCGTGCTAATTTCTCCTTTTTTTGGTATTTACAATTAGCAGATACGAAGTTATAATTAACCTGTACCTACTAAGCATGGATTAGTAAGTGCAACGCTCCGGTTGGTGGGGCTTCACCGCCGGGGCACTATCACTTTAAAGCTTCTTTCCCTCTCCAGATATATCCTGTTTCTTCCCAAAGTTTCCTTGGAGAGATAACAAATTCTATTCTGCCAGAACCTTTTCTGTCGTGAATCACTTTGTTCCCACGATACGCCGTACCGATAGGCAGCCATCCATAAATAATCCCCGCTCTGACAGATGGTGTAGGAATGCCTGTCATTTTACTCACGTCTGATACTGTCAGGCGCTCGTTTGAGAACTCCGGCATCTGCGGAATGCCGGATATGATTCTCGCGACTTCTTCGGCAAATTGATGGACTTCTGCGCTTTCTTTGATGTAAGTATCAACTTCGCTCATTTCATGCTCCTTTCATATTTGTTTTTATGAATTTTTTTTACCTTTGCTTTCTTCTTTCTCTTTTGAGTTTTGAATGGAGATTTCTTTCCGGTAAAATGTGTAAAATTATTTGCTCCCATTATTTATCACCTATTGTATTTCCTTTCCCCTCTACCTATAATGCATTTACAGGCACCGACATGCCGAGTACGGAGAAAGGAGAATTATATGGTTGAAACAATCACTCGACTGTATCACTGCCACAAGATTCACAAGCATGTGACTGTTTATGAAGAGTATGAGGTTTCTGGTAACAGTCGCCGCCTACTGCGGTGCTCATGTCCATATCATCAATACACGGAAATGAAGCCGCGCTGTGATGGGTATAATGACCATGGTTTTCAATGTGGTTATGCAAAAAATCAATAACCAGGCTCACTAACTCATCTGGTCGCTCACTTGGCGATAGGTAACAGTAAAGCCGTAGGTCACATTTGCAACAGTCTCCACCAGATTCTTTGCAGTGCTGGCTGACGCCTTTATTAAATTGTAATGCGTCCATTTATGCTCCTTTCTACTCAATACACATTTGAGCATTGCAGTCCCTGATGCACATTACTGTATTTGTACATGGATGCCAGTTCTTAACATATTCCATAGCTTCTTCAAATCTCAGCTTAGGGATGTTATTACGGGCATTTACTGCGAAGTAAGTCTTTATATCCCTGTTGCATTCAGCAAATACTTTCTTGCCAATTTCCTTGTAAGCATTTGACTCTTTCCCACCAAGGTGAGCAATTACGACACTTGACACTAAGTCTCTAATAGATTCCTGCTGTGCGTAGTCAATAGTCATGGTATTTTCAAGTCTGTTAAGCCGCTCTTCGTGATCTAAGAATCCTGTCGCAATAACCTGTATCTGTTCAACTGTCGTCAGTGGCTTCTGGTATGAGCCTGTCTTTCTGATTGTCGGAAGAACTTCATCCATAACCCATGATTCGAATTTCTCTGCCGATGGAAGTTTCGACTTCATAATCAGGCGGTACAAATCTCCCTCATTTATGTATGACATTGACTGAATGCCACTAGATGTAGGGGTGTCGCGTTTCACGACTCCCTTGCAATGCCTTGATACGGCATCTCTGGGATTGTTATATCCAAGAGCTTTGGCAACATCAGTGCCAACAAAGTACGGTTTACCGTCAATTTCTATTGTTCGAATTTCTCCGAACTCCCCTGAATTAAAAATCTGTAATTCGTTCATAAGTCTCCTTTCTTGTGATATACTCCCTATAGATGGGAGGTGATTAAAATAAATCAAATTATTTCAATTTTAAAATCGGCTAAAGGAATCATTACGTTTGAAAATGTTTCTTTTATCCTTGGGTTAATAGGGTCTGCTGGAACTGCTTGGCAATTATTTCAATCACGGCGTAATCTTCATTTAAGCTTGCCTTATTTTGGATATAGCCCAGAAAAACAACTGGCTTTGGCTTATATCCAGTTTGACAATCTCTCAAATTCCGTAATATCAATTACAGATGTCTCCATTGTTATTAACGGAATTACATATCCATGCAATAAGTTGCCAACTATCGTTGCTTCTTCAGACCGGAAAATCGGTGGAAAAACCGTTTCTTCCGACAGCTTGTACAACATGTCTCTTCCGGTTTGTTTGTCTGGATATGGTGGAAGCAGCGGCTACTTTGTGTTTCAGATTCCATTAGAATCTGTTCCACCTGACTCCACACGCCGGACATTTTTAATTTCGACCAGTCGTGGCTCGTCATTTCGAGTTGAACTGAAACCTGACCGAGAATATTTTCACTGACGGTGCAGTCTAACATTTTTCTTCACCTCCTTTGTTCTTTATCCCTCAATGCGATTGCGTAACCCAAAGTCATCCGCAAATCACTTTCTTTGTTTCGTTTTTTGATTTTGTGTTATACTCTCCTTTGGAAAGGAGGTATTAAAAAAAATGACTTATGATGAATTTATGTCGGTCATTAATTCTGATGTTGAAAGAATCCTGTCGGAAAATTCCGCTAATATTGCTCAGAGCCTGTTACAAGGTCTGCCAGAAGACGAACCTTGCATATCAAAAGAACAATTCCAAATCATCAGAAATGCCGTAAATACATCTATTCAGTCTTCTGTTCAAATAATGTTCGATTACCTAGATTCATTCGGAATGCTGGAATATGAACACCTGACTGAGCATCACGAACCGCCCGTTCTAAAAGTGATTCAGGGCGGACTTTCGGACACTGAGAAGAAATAATTTGTTGCTGGTCTTGAAGTTGCGATTCAAGGCTGGCAATTCTTCTTTCCAGGGACCGGAATTTTCTCCTTGCTGATCTGCTCAACTGTTTTCACTTCCTTTCTAGTTAAGAACTTTGTAGATGGTTTTAATCTGCCTGCTTACTTTCTGGAATCTTCGGCTCAAGAAACTTGTCAGTCCCAACAGATAATGCCCCACAGATTAATTCGTATTCATCGAAATCTAATCTGCGATTTCCATTGAGAGAAAGATTGAGTTTCTGAACAGGAATGCCAGTTCTGTTGGCGACAAATGTCTGTGTTATGCCGTTGTTTTCAAGGTATGACTTAATCTTTTTACCAACACACATTTTCAATTCTCCTTTCCGTTTAAGTTTCGTTCCTATCGAACAATTACAGTATAACTTCGAAATATTCGAATGTCAAGAATAAATTTCGAGAAAATCGAAATTATTTTATTGACAGTTCGAAATTTCTATATTATTATTAATCATGAAAGGAGGAAACCGATAATGACATTTGGTGAGAAAATCAAACAAGCCAGAACAGCAAAGAAATTAACTCAGAAACAACTCGCAGAAAAAATCAACGCAAAACACAATTCAATTAGTGACTGGGAAAAAGATAAGTGCAAGCCAGATATGGACACTATCGAACTTCTATGCGGCGTTCTGGAAGTAACACCGACATACCTCATGGGTTCTAAAAGCGATGACGATTATGCAACCATAATTGGAAATCTTATGTCAGAACCTGACGTCTTAGACTTTATCGAGGAATATAAAGCACTCGATAAAGAAGATAAGAAAGCAATAAAACAAATAGTTTCATCGTTAAACAAAAAGAGCAAGGGTTAATCCCCTTGCTTCTTTGATTTTAGATATTTGATAAGAATCGTATAGACAAATTTTAACTTGCCCTCATTATCACATTTTTCTATCATTTCAATAATTTCTTTCTTATAATCCATAAATAACCCTCCCTGTCACAACTACCGCCTACACTACAGTATATGTCCGGCTGTGGGAAATAGAACCGAACATTAGTTCGTTTTTTGCTATTATACCACCTATTCCGACTCTTGGCAACTGCCAATGATATACATGAACTCTCACTATTTTATAGAAAAAAACATTTCTTTTTCATCTAAATCACTCTATTTCATTCTAAATCTTTACAACATGCTCTTAAAATGATAAAATAAAAATACCACGAATAACCGTACTTTACATAATATTGCAAAATCAGCGGTACAAAATACATAATCCGCATGGAAAGTGCGAAGCGCGGCGAAAACATATCAGGAGGGTGTTTATCATGAATGAAAAGAAAAAATATTGTAAGCACTGCGGAGAACTTATCGACGACGACTGCGTAGTGTGTCCTAAGTGTGGAAAACAAGTAGAGCAGTTGACTTCTAACAACAGAGACATCATCATTAACAATTCTGCATCTTCCTCTGCGTCCTCAGCGGCAAGTTCAAGTACGCCGTATATAAGACGGAAAATGCCATGGTATTTAAGTTGGTTTTGGATTTTCATTTTAGGAATCTTCACTGGTGGAATTTATTGGATTGTAGGAATTGTAATGAGAGTCAATTGGAAATCGCATAATTAATAAAAACCACCCCGGCATTGGCGTACCGAGGTGGCGTTTATACATCTCCGAAGAAATGTAATATTCTGGCAAAACATATTGTATCATCTTCGGAGCAGTCGGGCAAGTCAGAAAGTTTGTTCGGCTGTTATTTTTATACCTAAATACAGCTACAGAAAGAGGGAATAAAAATGGCGAAGAAAAGAAAGAAATATCCAAAATTGCCGAATAACTTCGGCTCTATTCGGTATCTTGGCAAGAATCGAAGAAACTGCTATGCAGTGCACCCACCGGCTACACTGGATGCAACCGGAAAGGTGGTCCGTCCACCGGCGATCTGCTACGTTGATGACTGGCTGAAAGGATTCTCTATTCTGACAGCTTACAAAGCCGGCACGTATCAACCCGGCATGGAGCGGACTCTTGAGGTATCCCCTACAACCGACATAGATGCTCTTATAAGCCGCTTGATTGCTGACTACAATACAATCAAGGGTGTCGAGGATAAACACCCGGAAATCAAGAAATTGACGTTCTCAGAGGTATATGAGAAGTTTTACGCATGGAAGTTTCCAGAGGGCTCAAAACTTTCTTATAGTTCAAAAATAGCTTACCAGACCGCTTACTCGAACTGCACGACTCTGTACAATCGTATCTTTGAGGATTTAAAAGCGCCTGATCTGCAAAAGGTAATTGATGACTGCCCGTTAAAACGTCAGAGCCTTATGGCAATTCTTACGCTGTTCAAGCAGATGTATAAATATGCTGTTTACTCAGAAATTGTAACAGAAAACAAAGCTTTGTATGTAAAAGTCAACGCGGATGACGACACTGAACATGGAACGCCATTTTCTGACAATGAGCTAAAAATTCTCTGGAAGAATTCTACTGATCCGGAAGTGCAGCTTATATTAATCATGTGTTATTCTGGCTGGAGAATCGGCGAAGTGCTTAAGTTGACGACTAACTTGGAAGAGAGATACTTTCAGGGTGGTATCAAGACTAAGGCAGGAAAGGACCGTATAGTGCCAATTCATTCGTCGGTATACGAATTTGCTAAGCAAAAGGTTCTTACTCAAGGTGGGAAGCTCTGTGTATATACTCAGCAGCACCACCGCAACGCCCTGTTCTATCCTACACTGGAGCGTCTCGGGATCGTTGGCAATCCGAAGCACACGCCGCACGACTGCCGGCATACTTTTTCCATGTTATGTGAAAAATACGGCGTCCGGGAGAACGACCGGAAGCGAATGCTGGGTCACTCTTTTGGTGGAGATGTTACAAACGCGGTATATGGACACAGGACACTAGAAGAACTCCGAACAGAGATTGAAAAGATAAAAGTCCCATTTGTGACTAACTGTGACTAACGGAATCTTATTTTATAAATTTTATTCATCACAATTCATAACATAAAAACGCGTGAAACCCTTGTAAAATCAACATTCTCAGCGATTTTGCAAGGAATTCACTCATTTCATTTTCATTATTCTAATTGTATTCAATCAGGATATTAATTAGAACTATGCAAATGTCAGAAAGTCCTTTAAATACAGTACTTTAGAGGATATTTAATTAGGAAATGATTTTTTTGTCTGTGACTAACGTGTGTCCAACGAACTAATAGGATTTACAAAACGAAATGATACAATATGTTATAAGAAACATGGTTCCCGGGGTACTATCCCCGGGAGCTTTTATTTATGAATTTCTGAAATTCTGGTAAATACGCCCTTCGGGACAAACTCAAATACGAACCCATCATCATTCGGGTACGGGATTCTGACGAAGTACCATTTCAGCCCGGAACCGTCAGTTTCTGTGTACTTCATTACCTCTACAACTGCACCTTTTTTCAGCTTCGGAAACAGTTTAGATGGGCTATTTTTGTTTGATTTTGTATAACATTTTGTGTCTTTTTTAATCTGCGCAATGTAGGCTCTTGTGTTCTGCTTTTTGACTACATCAGAGTCCGAAGTTGATGCTGTATTTTTAACTAAACTGTAGTTTGGAGTGCAGAATTTTGTTCCCGGGAGGTTGCTGTTGTAGTAACTTTTCTGGCACACACCACCGCCATTTGCAATAATTGTAGAGCCACCAGAAGTATTCCCTTCGACTGTCCAGAATTGATCTCCTGATACCTTTATTACAATTCCGGTGTGCGCAAACACTCCGTTTCTGTAGAAAATAACAATATCCCCAACTTTTGGATTGCTGTTCAAAGTAAATAAATCCGCCATTGTCGGACAGTATACATAAGGCCAGTGTTTTAAGAGTTCCTTTGCTTTCTCCTGTCCAAAAGCTTTCATGAAGCACCAACTCACAAAGCCGGCACACCATGGCTGTCCTTGATAAGATGGCTTTACATCTCTCCAGTATTTTGTATAATTATTTTCTCCGGCGTTTGCCGTCTTGCTATCAAGTTGGCTATTGCTTGCCTTTTCGAGATATCCAATTTCATTCTTTGCGATCTGGATTAATTTGTCAATTGCGTTCATACCTGTTTCCCCACTTTCTGGAAAATATGTCTTTAATGCGTTATAAACAAACTTCTGTCTACTCTTATATGCCCCGACTTGGTTTCCTGTATCGGTCTGACAAGCTGCATAGAGATTGTCCAATGTATATGGTTTCTGAGTCTTTGCCAGAATCCTCGTTACTGCTCCCTGTCCGCCTTGGTGTCTAAAGTTCACGCACATAGCTTGTCCTCTAGCGTCCGTAACGCCCTGTTTAAAGGCTTCATCTGCATAGGTGGCTAATTGTTCATCCATAAGGCTATCTTGGCATTTAACACCGGTTTTGGACGATATGAGCCGTACGATTAAATTTGCAAACTGGCTGTTTCTGGAAATGTTAAAACAAGACCAGTCTGCCTCCTGCACCTGCTCCCATAATCCGATACTGTCCAGTCTGTCCCATTGTGCCGTATCTGCGTCATGAATCCGTTTCAAAAGCGTTTGTGCTTCGGTTGCGTACCACTGTCCTGCCCCGATTGTAATTGCATGTTCTTCAGAAGAATTGGTGTAGGCTTCTGTGAAGTCCGAATAATCCTGCTGTCCATAAACCTGTCCGCCGGTTTCGACCGCATAAATAATCTTTCTCAGGACGTTTTTTTTGTTCAGTTGTCATGTTGTCCGCTCCTTTCACAAAGATTCTTACCTAATTTTGATTATAGCATTTAGAGTTAAGGCATCTCTGTACCAATTTAAAAATCCGACAGGTGATTGCCTGCCGGATAATGCTAAATGACGTATTTGTGGTGATTGTATCTGACCGACTCTTAATTAACCTTTTGCATAAATCATAGTTGTATGGAGATTTAAGATCGCTGCGTTTCGCTCCGCTACACTTAGCTGATGAGGAACCAAGGGCGCACCCCGCCAGAAGCGGAAGCACCGGCGTTGGCCGCACCACCATCGCTGAACACACGGCAGAAATCCGAAGAGGAACGAACCGCCCTGAGCCAATACCATGATCTGCAAGATGAGATGAGAGAGTGGTTATGTTTGAATGCTGCCAACTGGGATTTATTTGTACCAGTATCAAAACCATTCTGAGAAGCCTGTGACCAAGCTCTTGTTCCATAGACCATCTCTTCATTCATGAGATCAATCTGTCTTGAATACCAATCCCATCCACTAGAAATACCATTAGAGACAGTATTAACTAATAAATTCCTATAAGTAACAATATGAGATTCACCAAAGTCTGCCTTAATCTTTGTAAGAGCTTGATCGAGTCCAGACTTATACATCTTGGAACCCACATAACCACCCTCTGTGGTATTTGTATCATTCATCACATGACTGTACATCGGTGCATCAGGAACTACTAAGATGTGATGAGTATCTAAAGATGTGCCACCAGTTTTGTATAAATAATCGAAATCCATAAATCTATATGCAGTTCCATTGATTACAAGGTAGTCACCACAATACATATCTTTGAATGTGCCGTTCTTAATATTGGCAGACATTTCCGCAGTAAACTGTGTACCTAAGTTTTTACCGCGATAAATAGCATTATGAGCAGCTGCATTGTCATAACCAACAATGTCATTAAGTTCATTAATCGCTCCCAGAATCGTTTTGTCGTTCGTCTGAAGCTTCTCAAATACTTTGTCGGCGATCTTTCCAAGTACCCAGTCTGAAAGAGTAGACAGTGAAAGGCGTTTATTTGCCTTTCCTGCCGTATCAAGTACCATTACTTCATCATTATCAGCTACTGTAGCTTTTGTAGTATAATCTGTCCACTTTGGCATAATTGTTTCCTCCTTATACTAAATATTTGTCCCGGATATATTTTTTGACTGCATCAAGATGAGCCTGTACATCGTCATTCATCACAAGGAAATTGCCTTTATTATTCTGGCTGACAACTTCCCCTGTTTCCTCGTTTACCTCAGAATAGGTGTAAGCGATACGGCTTCCCTCTCCTGTGCTAAGATTCATAAAACTTGTAAGAATTTTTTTCATTATATTTTCCCCATTTCGTCAATAATGTTTTCCCTGTCATTAAAAAGTTCCTTTTCATAATCTGGTTCTGATACTTCAAGGCTTTCGCCGTAGTCTGGTTCCGGCATGTCTGTGTCTATCGCCCTGTCATAAGCCGTCTCACTCGCATCGGCAAACCGCATATGCTCATAGTCAGCTTGCCGTGCTTTGATTTCGAATGCGAATTTAAGTCCCGGAGTGCCTTTTACAATAAAATACGTCTGTTCCTTTTTATCTACCCAACAATCGCCATCTCCTTCCTTTTGTAAGAAAACATAGTATTCAATCCCTACATTGGTAGATTCTTGAAAAATGTCGTCTATGTCTATCAGACATGTGCCATCTTCCGATATGGACGCTTCTCCGATGTCTCCAAACATGGGGGATGCCATTTCGTAACAATAAAATGCCTGTGTGCCATAGTTTTTTGTTGGCAGGATTCTTTTCTTCGTGCCACGCACGCTTAAATCTGCGAGGTCGGTACCTGTGCCTATACTGTAAAAATGACCTTTGGCCTCTATGTGCGTACCTGCTGTAACTTTGCTTGACGCTGAAAAGTTGCTTGCTGAAACGCTAGTATTAACTGAGACTGAACTTGCGTGTAGGGTTCCTGTATAAAGATTGATTCCTCTAATTCGTGTTCCATACAGTGTACCATATCCTGGTACATATACCCCTGTATTCGTCCTTGAATAGATTTCCCCAGCTGAAGCGTCTAGCGTTACTTCTCCATACGTGCCACTTGATGAAAGCTTTCTATATCCAACTTCCCATCCAGCCAGATACCCGGTGTCAATATACGAGGCATTCAGATACACCTTGTTGTTATAAAGATATAGCCCCTGTGTTTCCCCGTTGTTGGTTAATTTATTAAAAATATCCAACTGGGTCATTTCACTGGCATCTTTTCCGTCCTGTCCGTCTTTACCTTTTTCTCCATATACGCCAATCACGTGAGGAAGTGTTGTTGTCTTAGACCCGTTTGTAAAGAAAGTCTCCTCATAGTTCCATAAGTACCGCTTGTCCGGTGTTGGAGTCTGCACAGCTTCTGTCCATCCAGAACTGCTTGTTGATACACCAGACGAACTGGACGTAGCGAGATAATGCTGTACAATCTTCGAGATTCCATTTCCGGTATCACCTTGCTTTTGCTTCACAACTACAAATTCTTTCTTTGCGGTCATCCCATTGTAAGTTGCAGTTGCTGTGATTGTGCCACTGTCCACGGACAGTCCAGAGACCGTGTACGTTGCCCCTGACGCAGAACCACTTATTCCGTTTTCCGCAGAGAATGAAATATTTGATTGTGCGGTAACGTTCTCAGCACCATACAGTACAGTTACCGTAGTTTTGCATGTCGGAAATGTAGTATATTTGCCAGATGAATCTGTTGGGATTCCCTGGAATTCATTTGATAACAGCACACTCAACGTTGCATATTTTGTCGCGATTTCAGTCGCGGTATTAGACGCTGTATCTTTTGCTATTTCGGATACAGCTTTTCCTTTTAACGAAAACTCTGTCGCGGCAATGTGTACCTTTCCATTGTCATCAATATGGAGCGTGATTTGGTTATCGCTGTCAATAACCTTAATACCTTTAGCGTTTATAAATTTTCCTGCAAGGACACCAGCAAGGATATAATTTGCATTAATATACAGCTTCTTGTCCTTGATATATATGCCTTGCTCTTCACCGCCATTAGTAAGCTTATTAAATACTTCATCCTGTCCAAGACTTGTGTCATACTCTTTGACTGCATTATCAATATCGGTTTTGTCCACATATTTGAAATCAATCCAGTCAGTATCGGTAAATGCACCATCCGACCGGCTTCTAACCGCTGTTTTGATAGAAGCTTCGCCATCTGCTTTTGATGTGACCCAGAAATCTCCCTCATTATATGGTGGTTTAGGTTGTTCAAAATAAACTGCCGCTTTCCCATCAATCTTATCAAACAGATAGTCTGGTACTTCCTGTTCTACCCATTTATTTCCGTCCCAACGCCAACGCGTGTTATTGGCGGTATTCTGCCAAAGGTCTCCTTTGTGGATATATTTACCTTTTTCCCAAACAATTAAAATCTCATTTCCGCCTACGTCCAGAATGGAATTGCCATCAACATCTGTCCACGGAATCTCTTCTGTTTCTATCCATTCAAGCGCCGGGTCTGTATCCTGGCTCCAGGTCTGAATCTTACCATCAAGTTGCTCTTGGAGGCTTTCAATCGTATCGGCAAAAACGCCTTTGATAAAGGCTGTAACTGCTGAATCATCTGTATACTTAGATGCTCTCACCCAGTCATCGGCGTCATAGCTTGCGCCCTCTGCCTTTGCCTTTTGACACTTAAGAATGTCCCCTGTCTTTCCCTGAACCCATAAATCGTCAATATCGTAAGGCGGCACCGGCTCTGCTCCGAAAATTCTTTTCTTTGAATTTGCCGTGTTTTGTGCCTGCGCCGCATCAGCCAGAGCTTTGACCACCGCAGTGTCTTTTACATAATCCCACTTGTATTCGCCATTAATCTTTGCATATCTGTAAGCCTGTCCGCCATATTCTTCGTTGTTTACAATATAAAACAGGTCACCTAAGTGTTTCTCTTTGGTTGTATCATCTGCCCAAGTGGATGCCGGTTCATTGTTACCATCAGGAACATAGTCTCCAAAGAATGCTTCTATCTGCCCGTCAATCTGCTCCTGGAGAACCTTAATCTGTGGAGAATACACTTCTGTAATAAATTTCTCAACCTCGGCATTTGCGACATTTTCAGGCGTTTTTCCTTTGATTGTGAGTTCTGTAGCATTAAGATTGACAGCCCCTGTCTCTGCGTCAATGCGGAACGTAATGTTGCCGTCATTGTCTTTTGCCGTGAATCCCCTAGTATTAATCCAGTCAGACTGAATGCCAATCGCGTACAATATATTCAGAACTGCATCTCCATTGGAATCAAATCCTGCTTTCCAGGTGTTTCCACCATCAACTGAAAGGAAGAATCCATCTACACCTGTTTTATAAATCACTTTTGAATCTTTCAAGGATGGTTTATCATGGCGATATGATATTGAAGACCCGTCTGGCTGAATTTCCTCAGTAAAATAAAATCCAAGTGTGTTTGCAGCTAATTCGTTCATCTGCTTTAATTTTGCATCGTAAGCGGTGATTTTCTTTTCGGAATCTTTCTTAAGGTTATCAACTTCTACCTGCATACTGTCGGGATAATCTGCGTCAATATCTTCCATGCTCTTTGCATTACAAGAGAAGCTCGTACTGCCAGAGAATGCGAAGTCTACATCTGTCAGATATGAATAGTAAATATTGCCTTTAATGTCGGAAAATGTAATTCTATCTCCAAATGTGGCGTATCCGATTGCTATGCTGTCACAAGAGAATGGCCTTAATCTCATACCAACAAGTTCTTTTCCGATCAGGTCAACACCCGTCTGTTCATTGCCACTCAGAAGCTTGTTGTCAATCGTGATGACATATCCGTCTGTACCGTACTTGTATTCCGTCTCATTATCTGTATACTTGACCCCAGTAACAACTACATCGTCAACATCATAGGTAAGGTTATTGATAAAATTTGGCTTAAATCCTTTTCGCTCGAGAATTGTCTCAATCTCGTTACTATCAATGTCAAGAATAGTGTTTCCGTTAATGTCGCACCATGGAACTGTTTCTAAGGTAATAGTGTCTGCACCATCGTCAAAAGTGATGATTCGCAAATTATCATTCTCATCAATGCGAGCGTTGCCGCCTGCCAGAGCTGCAACCATACCGATTACTGCTCTAAAAGTGGTGTTCTCGGGCTTCTTCTGCACCTGATAGTCTGCATTTTTAAATACTGCGTCACCTAACACAATCCCGGTCTGCTGGCAGGCATCTTCTAAAACCTCTCTGACAGAGCATGGAAAAATAAGATTTGTGTTGTAATCCGTCTCTGCCTTGCTCATATAATCCAGCAAAGTAAGATTGATCTCATCGGACGTGGCGGGTTTTTTTGATACGATGAATGTGCCGCGACGAATAGTCTCCAATCTATCAGACAGCTGCAAATTTAAAAATAGAGTGAACTGTGCTCCGGCAAAGTTGTAGTCAGAGAACCTACCATCATCATTGACCAGTGCCAATGTTGCTGTTTTTTCAATAGCTACACCTATCGGGAAGTCCCCGGAATCAGAAGAATCTACAATGCCGTTTCCGTCAAGGTAGAAATCTTCTTTTTCCAGGCTTAAAGTTGTCCCATCACGCAGCACCGCATTCGCCGTAACATAATAGTTGCTATTTAAGAGAGATTCTGTTTTTAACTGATTTGTAACATTAATCATACCGGTCGAATGCTCCTTACATTAATAGTTAATCCTGTCCATCGTTCCTCATTATCCTTGAGTGTTTGCGCTGCCATGTTGAAATTAGATGCATAGAACGTCTTGTCAATCCATTTGCCGGGGGTTCGAGGATCTTTGTGATGAAATGTGAACTGACTTTTGTTGATCATAGAGTTGAGAATCGTTGCAATCTCTCCCCATTTAAGTTCGCCCCATTCCATGTCATACCCAGCAATGGTTCCCATTGGTGTGTTATGCATAACTAAATCCTGACTCCTTTTGGAACTTTCTGTGGATGTAGTTGCGAACACTGGCTTATATGTATCAGGGGCCTTTATAATGACCCCGTCAATCTTAAACTGCTCCTGTGCCATTTACACACCTCCTAACAAGAATGGATTCTGACCGCCGTTTCTGCGTCTCCTAAGCTCTGCTTCATCAATGATAATGTCTAATAGTTTTCTGCCAGATGCATTGACTGTAACATTGTAAGTGTTTCCATTTCCCTGCCCTTTCCCTGACTCTTCCCGGACAATCTGACGCAACAGGCTTTCCGGCGCTTCCAGGTTATTTCCTTTCTTTTGATCTCCTAATACTGCAAGAAATTCACTTCGCGGTGGAATAACTGCACCGCTGGCTAGATATGGTATAGTACTGACACGTGGAAACGTTGCGTGAAATCCGATAGTCTTTGAGCCAAACGGCGTTGGAACAGTCCAGGGTCCAAAGGAAAATGCAGATTCAATTCCGCCAATTGCATTATTAATCATCCCAACTGCATTATTAACAATACTGATTGCCTGATTAATCGGGGCTTTAATAAAATTCACAATGCCTTCAAATGCAGATCTGACTGCATCTCTGGCGGCATTAAACTTATTAGTGATAGCATTTTTTATCGCTTCTACTTTATCGGAAACAAATGTAGTTACGCTTTCCCATACTTGGGATGTTTTGTTTTTTACACTATCCCACACACCTGTAACTTTATTTTTGATTGCGTTAAATACTGTATTCGCGGTGGCTTTAAGAGCACTCCATAAATTAGAAAGCGTTTTTTTAATGGCATTCCAGACTGTTGAAGTCGCTGTCTTGATTGCGTTCCAGGCAGTACTAATGACGGTTTTTATTATTTTAAGTGCGCCTTTCGTCACGGTTTTAATTACGTCCCATGTGCCAGTTATAATATCCTTAATAAGGTTCCATATTCCATCCGCAATCTCTTTTATTCCCTGCCAAGCCAGTTCCCAGTTTCCCGTAAAAACGCCTACAAGGAAATCAATGATTCCGCTCAGAGTGTCTGCTACATCACCAATAATTTTAATTAATGATTTTATGACTTTGATTGCCACAGTGCCTACAACGTCAATTATTTCTGCCACAACTGGAAGTAAATTCGAGATTATCCAGTTAATTAAAGGCACTAACACCGACTCCCACAGAAGCTTCAGAGAATCAATGAGTTTTCCGAGGAATGTTTCTATCTTTAAAATCGCGTCCCCTAATGGTCCCTCTAACAGCCCTTTGATTTGTTCCGCCAGTCCTTGTAGCACTGGAAGAATGTATGTGTTATATCCAGTTATTAGAGTTTCAAGTATACTTGATAGTCCGTCTGCTATAGAATCAAAGAACGGTTTTACATGTTCATCGTATAACCTCGATATTGCATCACTAAGGTTTTGAACAACTGTTAAGACCCCGCTTGTTACAGTTTCTATTACTCCTAGGCTGCCCTCGATTGCTGACTTTAAAATGTCCTTGTTGTCGATAAAAGGCTGTGCAATCATGTTAAGGATATCTCTGCCAAGTTTTGCAGCCGTTTCTGTAAGAACCATTCCGATTTCAGCAAAGATTCCTATTAAATCTGCTGTGATCTGCTGTGCGGTTTCTCCGCCGAAAACCGAGAAAACATCTGCGAAAGCAACTGCAAGATTTCCTGCGATTTGTGAAATTTCAGCACCGATGTTGAACATATCTATCAGATAGTTCTTTATTCTTTGCGCGTTCTGCTTTAGAAACTTCTCGATTCCGCCTATAATGTTTTGCGCAATTGTCAATCCGATTCTGGCAAATGAGCCAGCAACTTGTCCAATTGCATATGCAAATGAATCGAAAAAATTATTTGCTGCTTTAGTAACTTCTGAATCAGTGAAGATATCCTTTAAAGATTTCCATATGGAATCGAGATCTTTCTTTATTCCGTCAAAAATTGGCTCGTAATCTCCCAATCCATCCCAGAATCCTTTTGCGATTAACTTGGCCAGCTGTTTAAATCTGTCGATTATCTTTTTTAGCGGTTTTGACATTTTATCAAGAACTGTCTCACCCTCTGCCAACTTTCCGTAATCAACATTTTGTACAGCATCTTTCATCTGATCCGCAAGTCCGCCGGTTGCACCCGGTACTTTTGACGATGAATCTGCGCTTTTATCCGTTGAGTAATTATTTATTTCGTCGAGGGGACTAAGATACCCTTTTGCCGCTTTAGTAGCTTTTTTAGTTGCGTCCGCTGTATCATTTGTTGCATCTGCCAGCTTTTCAGCATTATCGGCAGCTTCTCCGTATTGATCGGCTGTGTCGGCTATTGCATCCGTTCCGGCAAGGCCTGCGCCACTCGCGCCTGTTTGTCCAGAAGACTTCTTTCCGGTAATCAATTCCGTAAATGACTTGAAGGCATTTGCCAGAGTTGCTAACTTACCGAGTAAGATATTGATAACTTTCAGAACAGGAGTAAAGAGGTTGATTAATCCCTGTCCGACTGTTGCCTTGAGAGATTGCAGCTGTAACTGCATCACTCGCACCTGGTTCGCCCAACTGTCAGATGTTCGGATGAAATCACCAGATGCGGCAGACAACTGTTTCTGTACAAAAGCCAGGCGGAGAGCCACTTTCTCCTGCTCTGTCATTTCAGATGTGGTTTTCCCATAACCATTAGCCAGCGCATACTGGTCAAGTGCTGACTGGGTCATTACCACGCCGAGGTCCTTGAGTGTTTCCGTTTCTCCCGTAAACACTGATTTCAGCTTAATATAAGCCAAGTCTTGGCTGATGTTATAGAATGATGCCACATCACCAGTTAGCTGTGTTAGAGCCGTTGACATATCATAAGCCTGTGCTTCTGAGAATCCGAACGACTTAGACATTGCTCCGAACGTACCAACATACTGTTTTGCCATCGTCTCTGACAGCCCGGCTGAGGTCATAGCGTTCTTTGCGAATTCATTAACCTTATCCGACATGGTTGTAAATGTAACATCGACCACGTTTTGCACTTCTGCCAGATTAGAACCAAGTTCTACACACTCTTTTCCAAACTGGGTCAATTTCCCAATTGCGAATGCTCCGCCAATCAGTATGCCTATTTTTTTTACTACGCTGCCAAGTCCGTTAAATGACTGTTTGATTGCTGACACGCCGTTCTGGACACCGGTTGTATCCATTCTGGTATCAATAATGACTGAGCCATCAGCAGCCATGTGTCCACCTCCTAACTATTTGAGGTTCAACATCTCATTCAGCTTATCTTTATAAGCTTGCTCTTCTTCGCTGAGACGTGTTTTTATATCAATAATGTTCTTATTTTCTTGATAGAATTTCTTTTCCCATTTTTCAAGCCGTTCGCCTTTTGCTTTTTTTGACCGAATTCCAACAACTGTGTTGAACAGACATTCGCCAGATTCCATGAAGTACCCGAAGAACGTCCACCAGTGCATATAAGGTACTGATCTGATTTCTTTACCAGCAACCTTGTTTACAGCCGGTACAATCATGTCTCCGTCCTGTTCCCAGTCCATCAAACGGGGTTTTGGGCGGTTCGGATTATCGTCAGACTGTCCGCAGTCGATGAACTCATAAGCTTTTTGAAGAGCTTCGCTTAAATTTTCTTCTGGTATTTCCCACCATTTTTCGTACATTATCCGAACAGCAATTATTGCTTTCGCTTCATTGCTAAAATCCGGATTTCCAAGAGCGATTAATATGCCTATTATTTTTCGAAAATCCGTTCTGATAGAAAAATCCACCCCACTTATGTTCAGTGAGGTGGGTAGCTCATAGGCGGTCATTTTGTATATTTCTCCACGTACTTATTGACTGCCGTCTGCATTTTCTTTTTTCTCTTTTCGATCTCCGGTGCGATTGCTTCTGCGATCTTATCAAGAACAATGTAAGCGAACACCTGACCATTGCCGAATACAGTTGTTGCGGTAATTGGTTCTTTGAACAAATCCTTAGACGCTTCGTATCCGAGCATATAATTGATTTTATCCTCAATCTGTTTATTGATCTCCGCCATCTCTTTACCAGAGGAAACCTTTTTAACAGATTCCTGAGCCTGTTCAAAGAAAGTTTCCAGTTCTTCCGCTCTTGCCGCAACGTTAATGTCAGTAGGATTCAATTTAAACGAAGAAAACACTTCTCCCTGTTTGTTTGTGAATGTAAAAAGAAGAAATTCATCATCAATGTTTGTATTAATTATCTTTGCCATTTTCTACGCCCTCCTAAGAATTATTCGCTGTCAGCTGTGAATGAGCCGGAAGTAATATCAAATTTACCTTTGACACGTTCTCCAACGTAATTAACTGTGAACGGAATCTGATAACCAGATGTGTCACCACCGTATGAGGTCGGCACAACGTAGCAATCCTGCTGGTATGCTTCATACTTGCCTGCTGTGGCTTCTGTCCAGAGATGAACTTCAACTGCTTTTGTCTTGAGGTTATCGTCTTTGAGGCGTCCATCAACGATTTTCTGTAACGCCGTGAACAGATCGGAAGTAGTGTCTGCATAGAACGGATCAGCGTCAGAAGAAACTTCATAGCCGTTATGCTTAAATGTGGATTCTCCAAGGATGTTTTTAGATGTTTCGGTATCCGGGTTGAGTTCGATGTTGTACTCTTCCAGGTCCTTTCCAAGACGCTCATATTTCGGTGTCAGCCCTCCACAAAGAGAACCGGCATCAATGTAATGAGCCATATATTTACGGTCAATCTTGCCTGTAACTGCCATAGAAATGTCCTTTCTGCCTATAATTTTAAAGGCTGTGTAGGTTAGCGACTATCTCCAATTGATAGCCGGTTGTTACTTGTTATATTACTTCATAAGTGTTTTCGTAGCGTACCGATAATGGCAATAACCAGTCCTGTACGCCGTTCTCCTGCGGCTCTAAACCATAGGAGTTGTCACGGGTTATACGTTTTATCACTCGCCCCTGTGAAAGCTCTGGAAACGCATTTAAGCGCGTCTCAGAGCCATTTATGACAACTGGTTCCCGGCATATCCATTTACCGAGACTGTCCAGAAACTTCTGAACAGATAACTTCTGCCGTTCTTTGTCGGATGCCGTGCGGTAAACCACATAAAATGGATACTGACATACCTGGTGCATCACTCCACAGACATCTTCTTTTTCCGAATAGATCAAGGCGCCGTTATCTGCCGAGAAAGCGATTCCGGAATCTTTGTTCAGTTCTTCGAACTTGATGCTTTCGCCCTGATATAGCCCTGGATACTGGTTCAGAAGTGCTTTCATGGCATCTGTCAAAATCTCATATCCGGTTGCATCTTTGCCAATTGGCTTATCTGTCATGTCGTCCACCTCCTGCTTGTGCTTTTACTTTGCGAATCCATGTACTGCCGTATTGCCGTTTAGCGGCATCAAACCATTTTGCCTGTGCCTGTGGGTGCGCCTGTCTGGTGTATTCAAGATTCTCCTTTGCAGCTGTCCGACCAGAGAACTGACTGACAAGAACTTTCTTTGCTCCACGTCTTGCGTAGGGACTTCCAGTTGCTTCGTCAACCATTCCTTTTCCCTCATACAAAAAACGTCCATAAGGTGCCGCCGCTGCGCACACTTTCCCAGTTCCTTGTAAGGATGCACTCTCAACTCTTGTTCGGTTGATAAAGTCCCCTGTAATCATCGGCATAAATGGCACCATACTGTCCATTACCATCCCGTCAAGGAGATACTGTGCTTCCTGGTACTGCCTTGAAAAACGACTCATATTCAGATTAACTTTCATGTCTCCATCAACGATAGTAAAACCTTTAAAATGCTTTGTTCTGCTCATGCTATTTACCAAGAATTTCAAAGTGTGGAATCAGGCTGTACGGTCCACCCACGCTTGTGATTTTGAATACATTGTCTTTATTTTGATTCATGTACTGATAGAATCCATTTCGGTAATCACCATCAGTGACTGTTCCACCAGTCCACTCACCCTCCCAGAAGAACGATTCATCTGAGAATGTGATAGTGTCTTCCAGGGCATTGTTGATCTGCCTTTTCCACTCTTTAGGCGGTACATACGGGAGAATCTTGCCACTCTTGTCAGCAATGGTTATTTCTCCGTTCTGGACAGTATATCGTACGTGCAACTGTGCGTTGTCTGTTGCGTCTGGCCCGTACTTCTTAAGGATTGCCCCCTTGTCCGTAATAAGGTCGACACCGGATAAAACATGAGGATACCAGTACGCATCTCCAGTCGTTTTGCTTTCGTAATAATTGAAAATCGTCACTGTTTTTTCGTACATGATACCCTCCTTTTTACAGCTTTAAATATTTATATCTGTTCTTCTTTGCGTATTTAATGGCTTCTTCTACGCTGTCAAAGCGTTGTCTAACATCCTCTTTCTTGGAGATTCCCTTGGCATGATAATTACCCTCATCGTCCCAGTTCGATATTACATTTCTCGTCCCAGTCATATAATAGGAGTATCCTTGCTTATTTGGCTCGGCTTGCTTATGTATAACAACGTTTCCACTTCCAAAGCCACTTGTTCCGCCTCTACCACCCATTACACTTCACCTCGTTAAATTTATCAGAAAAGGCTTTGATTCTAACAATATTACCTTTGCACTCTTCCGGTACTTTTCCGTAAAAGATAATGCTTTCCGGGTACAATTTCTCAATCATGGCATTGTAACCGGAAAGAAATAGTTCTTTCTTTTTCTTGCTGTTCATACAGCCAACAGAGCTGACCGCCACCGTGCCGCCCTCTGGCTCACCGTCAAAACACCATTCGTATGAGTCCGGCGTACTCCATGATATTGTTGGAATCACATGGCAACCATATTCTTGCAGATATGTACCTATCCAGTGCTTGCGATAATGGTTATATATCTGGATTGCCTTAGGGAAATCGGTGTAGGTGCTGAAATCCGGTGTCAGAACGTACCGGAATTTGCTCAGCTTATCCACGTACCTGTCTGGATTTCTCCACAACGCATCAAACTGGTAATCATCCAAGAAGAAATGCACCACTTTCTCTTCTGGGTTCTTGCAATTACCTCTTGCGTAATTAAAACCGATAAATTCGCAGTTCCCTTCGAATATCTCTGGGTGTATCTGTGGTATGCCATATTCACCAACACCTGGAAAGATACGGCGGTTTAGATTTTCGTAAGCTATACTCGTCTCTCGGTTTGCCATAGATTACTTCTTTCCACTTCCAAAGAACCACGAATCAAAGTTTTTCATTCTGCGCTTTCTGACTCTGTCATAAGTGGTGGTAGTACGGCTTGTATCGTGCAAAGCACTTGTATCGCCTTTTTCAGAAGTCTTTGAAAATTTGTGCATTTCATCTCTCATGGCTACGCTGGCATTGACTAATTTTCGATGTTCTATAGCAAGCCTTTGATTTTTAAATAACGCCTCTGCACTTCCAAGTTTTGCGATTTTCCTTTTACTCTCACTCAGTCTGTCATTTATATAATTCATTGTCTTTACTGCTTCACTCTTTGTTTTGATTGACTTAAAATAGCTAGTGTTTTCTGAATTAATGACCTTCTCGAGTTTATTGTCTTTCTTGACAATTCCACTTCCTCTGAGTGCGTCACTTTTCTTTGCAGAGTTGAAATATACTTTTGACATTAACTTAGAAACTGGCTTCTCGTTGTTTAATCCACTGCTTCCACCACGTCCACCCATAAAATCACTCTTTCATAATACTTTGCTTAATAATCTGATTCACACCGGTAGCCGACAGTCCGTTAAACATGCCAACTGCAACTGCCGTGATATAATCCGTTGCCGGGAAATCCGGGATAATTCCCATTCCGACTGCTCCGAGAATCCCGCCAGTAATTGCCATGACTACTGGAATCCATTCATCAGAGATTCTTTTTGACGCTTTACAGCCCATTCCTACGATGTAGCAGATCATAACGATTGCTACACATGAGCCTAATGTTGAAATGTCCATAGCTTAGTCCTTTCTGTAGTCCTCAATAATGGTCTCAATTCCATATTCAATGGCACAGGTGTTCTCAATCTTGCACCCTCTGGCTTTGTCCCATCCTTTGGCGAAAAACGCCACATCAGCTTCTGCCAGAAGTTTGAGGGATTCACCCAGATACCAGAGTGGCTTTGCGTCAACTGGTGCTGACTGGAAGAAAGAATCAATTACTTCTACAGGCTCGCCGACCTGTTTCTCCGCGCTTTTGATTGCTTTCTCTCTTACTACAAGAATTTCTTCGTCTGTCTTGCCCATCATGGGCTGAGAAATAAATAACTTTTTCATATTAATCACACTCCTGCATACAATACTGGTATTCCATCATCCGTCCTTACTCCCATTAGAAGCGGTAAAGCCGTCTTAAGAAGTAAGTCGTTCGTTTTCTGTACGTCTCCGGCGGCGGCATACACAGCACTCCATTCCTTTGCACTCGCTCCAATCTGCTGAGGTGTGGCATAAGAGATGGATTCACTGCCAGATGATACAGATGTTACAACGCCTGTCGTGCTACCACCGGACCCGATTGTGGTTGATGTACCGCTCGCAGCGGCATTGGTAGCATTCTTCTCAGCAAGCTCAATCTGATACATTAATTCAGCCAGTGAACAGACTGTCTTTTTGATACGCTTCTGAGAGCGTTCATTTGTCGGCAGTCTGTCCACCAGTCTGTCAAATGTCATTGTGTCCACAAAATCACTGGCTCTTTCTGCCAGTCGTGGAAAGTCGGTTTCTGGCACAACTGAACCAAAATATGAAGTTGTGTAAAATTCATAATCTGCATAAGCCATGCCAGTTACCTCCTACATTTATGATTTCGCTGTTACGCTTGCACTTCCGGCATTCAGTGCCTTGTACGTTCCATCGCACTCAACCACTGTGATCTTCTGTCCGGTTGCAGCTGTGATATCGGTTTTTCCATCCCAAGTACTCCAGTTTCTGAGATTCTGTCCATATCCAACAGTTACTGCTTCTGCTGCGACTTTGTATTTGTACACATTGCCAGCATTTTCTTTAGCCGGATTTACAGTAATTTTTGTGTCACCACTTGCTGTTCCAGCCACGGAATTTACTGTCAGAGTACCAAGCGTTGGCGTTTCATCAATGGTGATTACTGCGATTGCATCAATGTACTCCGCAAAAAGAGTAAGTCCCATAACTGCGAACGCTTCGGACACTGCTGTGTGGTAGTTACCCTGAGTGTGGAATCCGATCAGGTTTGTTTCGCCGGAAACGGTATACACCAGACCTGCTCTCGCAAAGTCAGATTCGTTAGGGTCTACATAATACAGAACAATGTTCTCAACAGGTGTTGCAATAACCTGTCCTCTTGGAATCTCACTGTCAGATAACAGGAAGATTGTGTTGAATCCCATAAAATCTTTCATGTACTGGAAACCGAACTGGTTCTGAATAGTAATCTCAGCCGCTCCGAGATATTCATATACGTCCAGAATGTTCACAAATCCAACAACACCAGTCACATTTCTGTGCATCTGTTTGAATTTGTTCTCAACTCGGCCTTTAGCCATTGCCAGAGCCATCTGGAATGTTGTTTCTGTGGAAGTAAGTGTACCAGTTTTCAGATAATCATAGAATCTGCCGGTAACGTCAGTCTGAAGCTGGAAAAGGAATTCATCATCGGTCATCTGAACAGCGTTCTCATAACCGTGATCCTTGATTGCTTCGATAGATACAGCCTTTGCGTATTTCTCAATGGTCATTTCCGCATAGTTCTTTTCTTTTACGGTAAATTTGCTGTAAGGGATTTCCTCGCCCTCACCGACAAGTCCACTCTGTAAAGTGCCCTCTGCGTATTTTGACTTGAGTACAGCACCCGGCTGTTTTTTGATAGGTCTCATGATGCCCAGAATATCACGTAAGTGCTGCCAGTTTCTTTCGAATCTGGTTACAAAGTCAATCTCACGCGCTGTGACCTGAATATCATTACTCATAATAAGATTAGCTTTTGCTGCCATATAAAAATCCTTTCTACCCATAATTGTTAAGGTATTGGGTTAGCGGCTATACTCTGGCGTATAGTCGGTGTAAAAAAATCACTGGAATAACTGGATATTCTGAGCAATTGCAGCCTGTCTCTCGGACGGGTCTTTGATTGCTTCAATATCTTTCTTTGTCATGTTTCCCGGTGTCTGCTGCTGTCTAACATGAGTAGTAAACCTTGCCTGATTCTGCTGAGCCTGTTGCTGAGATTCATCTACAAAAGCAGATGCGTCAGACTGTTTCATCTGCTCAATCAGGTCATTCAGTCCGAGAATTTTGCCGTCTTTCAGTTTGAGGCCTGCTTCTTTAATGTCTGCCATAACAGACTTCTTTGCCGCTTCGCTTGAAAATTTAACATCATCGAGTGCCGCTTTGAGTGCATCTGAAAAATCACGGTCGTAGATTTTTGCATTAAACTCTTTTTCTGCATCCTCGGCTTTTTTCTTCCATTCAGCAAGCTCTGTCTGAATGTTCGCCGGGTCAATACCGTCAAAGCCTTTTAAGGTTTCTTCTGCTGTCTCAGCACGTTCTTTCCAGTCATCACGTTCACTCTCGACTTTTGACAGAGTTTTCGCTACTTCTTTAGCATTCTTGTAATTCTCAGAAAGTGCTTTCTTCACATCTGCCTGCTTGTCTTCCGGGATCTCGATTCCAAATGATTTTAATGTGTCAATAAGTTTCTGCATAACATCCTCCTGGTCGTGTTTATTGACCTGCCGCCGCAGGTAAATGGATTAAGCCAGTTAGACCACTGGCAGGGTAACTGGAATAACAGGAATCGAACCTGTGACACTCTGATTAACAGTCAGATGCTCTACCAACTGAGCTATATCCCATTAACCCGGATTCCCGGGTTAGCAAGGTATTTATCGTGTTATGCCTGCCACGAGTTGTTTCGGATATTTATTTCTTTTTTTTAAAGAAACGTATGAATAACAAAAACCTTAATCAAGGAGGTATGCCATCTTGCGTGCCAGACGGCAAATACACACGACAGGATTCGAACCTGTTTAAAACTTTCCACTAAAGCGTGTGTACCAGCTACTTTAAGAAAGGAGGATAAAACGAAAATGTTAAAACAACCGTTGTGCTTCCTGCTGCACAATTACATTATAACAGATTTATTTTAACTACCTCTCTACCACTTTTTGCGTTTTTAGAGCATATCCCGGAGTTTTTCTACGTATCTCTTGACAAGATCACGTTCTTCCCGGCACTCTGCGTCCTTGGACATATCGCTCATTTCTGTTGTAAGTTCGTCCAGATGTTCTTCCAGAGCGGCAAGCATCTTCCTCTTGCAGTCTTCAGACTTGCCGGAACGATAGCTTTGCTTCTGCGTCATATAGTCATCGTAAGCGTCTCGCCCATCAGAACGACTGTAATGCCCTCTGACATAATGTTCACCACGTCTGGCATAAGAATTGCCCCTGTCGTAATCCGGCATCATTCTGCCATCATTTGCGCTGTATCTCCCCATACTGTCGCGTTTTCTTCCGCGCTCGCTGTAATCGTCATTGTAGCCACCACGCATCTCATCAAGGACAGTGTTGTAGTACTCTACTTTCTTATCCCAGTACTGAGTGTTCTTGATATCTTTGTACATATCAATCAGTTTATATGTCATTTCCAGATTTCCGGTGGTCAGTCCATTGTCAGCGATTTTGGAAAGTTCATCTTCAATTCTTGCGCATAAGTCTTTAATATCTCTCATAATCACACCTCCTACGCTTCTCTGGTCACAACAATGTTTGCATTTGCAACAGAAACAGCCTGATCGCTTGTATTCTCTACTGCGATATTAACGCAACATCCGCGAGGTACATCAATATAGATACCAGAGGACACATTGTTGTACTGGTCTACTGCCGCCGGTGTGGAAATCATCTGTGAAGATAATGCAGGTTCGCCAGAGATTGCAATAGCCAGAGAAATAGCTCCGACAGTACCGCCTGTTGGAATTGCGATATTGCCAGAAAAATCCACGAAAAATCTTGCTTTACACTGGTTAGTAAGCCCTCTCAGGGTAATGATTCCGCTTCCCTCTCTGTGTTGAATACAGTTAGAACCTTTGACTGCTGTGTTTGAAAATACTACGTTTCCATTTGCTGCTACAGTCTGAGCAGCTACATTTGTAAATTCTGCCATAAAAATACTCCTTTCATATCACAAAAGGACAGGTCTCAGCCTGCCCCTCTGTGTAATACGGCATAAGCCGACATCCGAAATCAATCGAAAGATACTCTCAATATGAAATTATCAGCAATTACATCCAGTGTTGCATCCACATCCGTAATATGTGTTCGGATTAGGAACCTGATATGCCGGAATCGGCGCCGGATTAATCGCATTAATGAGCTGCTGTGTCTGTGAAGCCATTGCAGTTGTGAGAAGTGCGCTCTGGCGGTCCTGAGAAGCAGCGCGTCTGAGGTCATTGTTTTCAGCCTGCAGGTTAGAAATCTTTTCATTGCAAAGATAATCAAGAATTGCTCTTGTTCCTGCGTTCTGGCTGTCGATAATATCTCTTGTGTTACTGTTCATGGTGTTCTGCAATGCACAGGTATTCTGTGCCATGTTGTAGTTTATGCCCTGGATTGCTTCTCTGGTTTCGCAGCAGCAGTTTGCAAGCTGTGCCTGGAGTGCATTGGTATTCTGCATATTAGCTACAGTGTCAGCATTAATAGCCTGCTGAATGCCGAAACCAGTCTGCATGATGTTTGTGTTGATTCCATTAAATCCGGTAAGCATGCTGTTATTCATGGCATAGAAGCCATCACACAGGCCGTTGTTGATTCCGTCAAGTTTGCTAATCACAGCGGAGTTGTCAAATCCTCTCTGAATATCTGCCTGAGTAGCTGCTGTGGCTACATATCCACCACCATTGCCGTTATTACCCCAGCCGTTGTTTCCCCATCCGCAGAATACGAACAAGAAAAGCACGATAAGCCACCAAGCACCATCTCCGCCAAACATGCCGTCATTATTTCTACCGTTTCCAGTAGCAGCGGCAATATCTGCTAAGCTATAATTTCCATCCATAATATAATCTCCTTTTTGTGTATTTACATCAATCTGGCCAGATTGTAATGTACTATTTCATATTCTTCAGCAGACTCTGGAATTGCCCTGCCATCTGCTGAACCTGATTAAGTTGCTGTTGAGAAATCTTCCCAGACTGCAACATCTTCTGAACTTCTTCCTTCGGGTCTCCTTTAAAATTCTGTTTAAACTGCATAAACTGCTGTATCATCTGCATTGGTCCGTTCCCCTGTGGCATCCCACCGCCAAGTGCGTTAAATAATGGATTACTCATCTGCGTTTCCTCCCTTGATTGCTGACTCTTGTACAGTATTAGTTCTAACAGGTTCAGAAAATGAATTTAATCGACTTGCTATAGCGTCGCATTTGGCTTTTAAATCATCGTATTCCTGTCGAGTAACATATTTACTGTCCATGTTCTGAACAGGCTGTTTAGGCGGCATCTGAGAGCCTATCTCGTGGTATTCAAATGTCCGCAGTGGCTGTGGCATACCGGATACATCTGTGGATTTTATGTAGAACTTTTCACTCTCTGAATCCATCAGCAAAACACTTGTCCCGGGCGCTACCAGATAGGATTTTGCGCCGACTTCGCCGGATACCCACAGGATACCGCTATTATTCTGCTGTGGTTGCTGTACTGGTTGAGCTGGAATCTGGACAGGCTGTTGCTGAAACTGGTTCATTTGCCCCGGAACGCCAAAGCTATATTGATAAGGATTGTTATATAATGCCATCTTATACACCGCCTTTCTGATTATATTTTTACATAAAAAAAGAACCGGAAACAGGTCGTTTCTGGCTCTAATTAGTATCCAAAAAGTATCAGCACACTTTAATTATTTTATTGTTCACCCGGCGGCTTAACCGTTTTGCCGTAGATATACTCACGTTCATCTGCTCAGCGCAGTATTCGAGCGTATGTTCTTTACATCTCAGTCGGAACAATCTTTCTTCGTCCGGTGTGAAATTACACTCTATCAAGAATCTGTCTATATCTTTCTTCGTGAACACATATAATTTCATGAGCATACCCCTTACTAATGCTAACGTTGATTCTGCGCAAGATAATTTGTAAGCTTCTGTTTTGTTTTTTTTAATTCTTCCACATTATTCCCACTGATCTGACTGTCCAGCATGGTTGATAACACTTCCAGAATTAATGAATCTCGTTCTGCGATTCTCCGAAGACTTTCATAATCTCGTCTATCATGTTCTTCCAGTGTCTCTACTCGCTTATTAAGTCGAAATGCCGGTGTAATCCATTTAAAGATTACGGCTGCCGCGCCTCCGACAATAGACACCCCTCCGCAGATAGAAAGGAAAATCTGTACAAATTCTGATATACTCATTTAGCTACTCCTTTTCCCAGTAGTATACCGGGATCTCATTACCACTATCCCATGTATCGTAATATTTACCATTCTGTACCGTCACTGCATGGCCATCTATGCATAAAATGTATGTACCTGTCGGATGGTCTGCGCAAAAATCATTGACTGTATAGATATACCGTTCTGATTGCTCAATCAGTTTGCGTCTGTACCCATGTTTGTAAAGGTACGCTCCCCAGACATAATTAGCTGATGGCATATCTGACAGAGTGCATGCCTGTATCATTAATCCGGCGAATACCGTTTCCCAGTCGAAACCAGTTGCTTTGCATATTGCTCGGACAACGCAATCTCCTGTTCTTTTATCCTTAACAGGATTCGGATTGTAATATTCCCATCTGTCCATCAGTCAATCCCCTTTGCTGTTTTATATCTCTTTGCCGCTCCTCTGGCTTTTGCGGCGTTCTGGCGGCTCCACTTAGCAATCATGAGCCGGTCTTGCAGCTCTCTTAGATCATTGTCTTTGCAGTAATCTTTGTATGCAGCATTTTGTTTCTGCAAAAGATAAGACTTCCGGTCAAGGTCTTGTTGTAATGCAAATTTCGCCTTTTCGTTCGGTGCATTGTCAACTCCTGCTTGCAGTCCAAGGACTTCTCGCTTCGTTTTGCGGATTCTTCGCTCATAAGTACGTTGCCGCTGTTCTTTTTCGTACTGTTTTCCCTTGTTGGCTTTATCCTGCGCTGATAGTTCTGCATAGGGATTCGGCATTCCTTCCGCCCAAACCGAAAAATGATGTCTGCAATTTACTCCGCATATTCCATCAGCTTCGCCATAATGACAATTTTCAATAAAATCTGGATATCGGCTTACTTTTTGTTCTGACATTTTACGGTATTCTGATGTATCTTGCCCCTTGAAGAACTCCGGCTTAATTTCTTTTAGTTTTTCCCAATCTATAGAAAATACCTGCCCTTGCCATACTTCATGGCTTGGGCGGCTTCCTATATGTGCCGATGTCAGTACTAAACCGTATCCCATTTCTTTCATTCTTGTCAACTGAATATCAGCACACGCCTGAGCCACGCCAGTTCTGACAGAACGTGCGACTGCTGTTTCGATCGTGTCTTTTCTGCCAGATGGGTATGTGACAGTAACACCATCACTCACAACGTTATTAACTGCCTCTTTGATGGCTTGCGTATATCCAACTGCTCCAGTCATTACATGATTATATGCAAGGTCACATTGGTTGATATACAGTGCCTGAGCCACATTTGCAGTTGTCCTTGTGAAGTTCCGCCATTCTCCCATAGTCGCAAGCATATTTCGCTCCATGAGTCTTATCATAGCTGGCGACTGTTCGAGCGGTACAGGGCTTAATCCTGCCGCCTTGTATATCTTATCATCATAATCGAGAGCAGTGATTCCGGCATCTTCAAACGCCTCTTTTAGTTCTTCCTGCTGCCGCTTGGTATATTTAGACAGCTCTGCCAGAATGTCTTCTAACAGTTCACCAGATTCCTGTAGTGTTCTGATTCTCCACGCATCGGCATTAGTTAGAATATAATCTTCACCTCTGCCGATTCTTGACATCATTCTCGACACGATCTCAGAGATGATATACTGATGCAGTTCCTCGGCAATCTGTTCACTGCCTTCTGTTATTCTACGTAAATACTCTGGGCTTAACATAACTACTCATCTCCAAATAATTTCGGTTCGTCTGGCTAAGCTTCTTTAACCATTGTTCTAATCTCATTACTCTTCTTCAAAAAAACCTCTCGTTTTGTTTTCCTCTTTGGCTTCTTGTGAAATTTTTTTTGCTTCCTCTTCGGTATATCCATAAAATTTCATCAAATAACGCCAAAATGCTACATGCCCGGAATTTACATAACTGTACCACGTCATCCTGTCTTCTTCTCTGTTGTATGTAAAATCGCCAAAATCATAATTAACTATATACTGGACATATTTCTTTTTCTTTTCGTCGTAAATCCAGTTAGAATCTGGTGCGATACCATACAAATCTGCAAATGTATTTAGGGCGTATATAGTGTCATTCAAACAACACTCTAGTTTATCTCTAACATCCTTAATCAGCTGGATTGTCCGTCGGTCGTCTGCTTCTACCTGCGTAGCAGTCACCATGCCGGTTTTTTCATTAAAAACAAAGTACCCGTTGGAGAATCCAATTTTATATCCTATCTGACTTAAAAGGGCATTTATGCCGACTATACGGATATCCGTGTTGAGTTGCGGATTGATTTCTTGATAAAACTCTTTTTCATCCTGTCCGAATACATTCTTGACAAAGTGCGGTAAGTTCATTTCATTGCGTCTGTTCTCCATGCCCTGCGGTGACATGGCTGATACAGGCGTACCGCTTGGCATCAGCAGTCTATCATCTGCCAGAACTATCTTCTGAGAATCAAAAATTTCTCCGGCGTTTCTGCTGTATGCAATGTCGAGATCTTTTAACTCTTCGATAGCTTCTGCAAATATCGGTAAGCCAAGTGGTGTACTGATATCCACATTGTTCGCCTGCGGTGTCCGCAACATTCCGTACAACGGTCCGTCCAGCTTCTCGCCGTTTGCCTTGAGTATCGGCGGTGTATCTGCCATGAGGTCAGCCCATTTAGTCTGTTTAAGGCCGATTCTATCTCCGATGCTCTGAGGAGATTTTGATACGTAAGCTCTATTAGAAACGTAGTACGGATAAGTTGTCACGCCATCTATTGTGGTCTCAACAAATCTATGATATTCAAGCCGTGTATAGTATTTCCGTCCAACAGTATACGAATCCTTAAATATAATCCCTTTAATCTCCTGATTATCGTAATCCACGATCATCACATCTGCTGGAGTAAATACGTCAAGGCTCTCGCCGTTTGGCTTAATGAACACGGTTCCGTAAGCACAGCCATATTCCACCCAGTGACGAATCTGGAAATATACCTTATCAATCTGCTCCTGTAGCCATGCCGCCCTTGCGGAACCATCTATCTGAATGCCGATCGCCAATGTTGCGAGCCGGGCTGTTTCTGAGCAGACGGATTTTGCAAAATTAATCGTCTTGATGTTATTCTTGTCATCTAGCCATTCCGGTACTCCCCTGTAAATGTTCGCGCACCGGTTAATCAGTGATTCCATTTCTGGAAATTCTGCTGCCTGGATGTTGAAATCCTCTTCGGCTTGTTTTTTGAATATCATGTTAAACCACCTTTTTAGCGTTGTTATAAGTCCCATTTAATCTACCTTTTAAAATCCATCCATCTTACAGAAGTATCTCGCACAATAATGTCTTCATATTCTACAACTTTTAAGATTTCGTTAATGTCAGATGATCCATATATTTTTAAACCGATGCTTAAGAATTTATTTATTTTATCTGAAAAGTACCTATCTAACATTTTATGCACTGTACCCCCTCCTGTTAAATAACGGCTCATAAGCATACCTAAGTGCCGAGATTGCGTGATCGTTTCCATCAGGATAACCGCTTATTACATTTCCCTCTTTGTCCCGATCATACTCATATTCTGTAATTTCTTTGTATGCGTTCGGTGTCCGCTTCGGGTCAATGACTATGGTCTTTGTTTGTAAGAATTTAAAACCATACTCGATACTTCCCGGCCCTTTGATCGCTCCTCTGGCAGGAAGTCCGGCATCCCGGAAGTCGTTCACGGACTTGGGTTCCGCGGAATCACATATCATCGTATAATCGTCGTAGCCTTTTTTCTTGATCCAATCAGCGGTCTTGGAGTTGCTCCATTTATTTACATACAATTCGTCAATCAGATATATCTTCTCCCTGGCAGAATCGTAATAAGTTCGGAGATAGCAGAAGGCATCCGGGTACCATCCATAATCTACGCCAGCGAAAATACGATCCATGCGGACGATTTCTTCATCTGTAATATCTCTGATTTCTAGGTATTCAAATACGTTTCCGCCGTCACCATTTGGAACACCCAGGTATTCATGCTCATAGGCTTCTGGATTGATTTCTTTCAGATGCGCTGCATCGTCAATAAACTTCTGTCCGAGCCACTCCGCCGGAGCTTCCAGATAACTCGAATGATGGATAACTCTTTTCGGGTTAGGCGTGAGCTTGATCCTGTTTACCCAGTTTGATTTTGATTTTGGTGGGTTATATGATGAAAAATCATAGGATTCATCGCCACCACGAAGCACTGACTGATTAACAGAACGCTCCTGAGCGTCTCCCTTCATTTGATCTTTTTCCTCTTTCCAGAGGATTCCAATGTATCCAAACTCTGGCTTAATAGATTTCAGTTTGGTTTCATCGTCCAGACCGCGGAAGTATATTGTCTGTCCAGTCTTAATATACTTGATTTCAAGTGGTGACACCTTGCATTCAAATTCTTCCGTCAATCCAAGTTCGTTGATAGCCCATTTCATGTTAGCGTATACAGAATCTTTCAGAGTACCGGCCACCTGTCTTGTAATGCAGGCGTGCATCTGAGGATTATTCTTGATAAGTTCAACAATCTTAAAGGCCACAAATGAAGATTTCAGACCACCTCGACCGCCCTCAAATACATATTCAATATTAGGCTTAATCTGTCGGTTAATATCCACGAATGCCTTGCCAAGTACTCTGGCAGGAAGTTCATATTTTTCATCATCGTCTTTTGAAGCTGCTGTTAGCTGCTCCCATTTTTCGATAGCCTGTATATTTCCATCTGCCGCTTTTTTATACAGAGAAGTTGCTACGACTGCCATGTTATTTGCGTCTTCGTCAGCAATCCCCATTTTTGCAAGTTTCTTTTTTGCAGTACTTGATGCAGGACTTTCGGCTATAATTTTTACATAATCAGAAAGGGCTTTTTTTTGTCGCCTAGAATATCCAGATGCAATACCGCCTTTTTGTCCGTTTCTCACGGCTTCCTCACGGCTTTGATTGCTTGTAAATGGTTTTAAATTTTCCTCGTTTGCCATCCTATCAACATCCAATCATATCCTTTCTGAATTAAAATCCCCTAGCATAGTTATAGTTATATACACTATAATACCACACTAGGGGTTATGTACCTCTACACCACTTTTAGTTTTTTATCAATTTTATAATCTTCCGGTCAATTTTGCCAAGTGATAATATTCTGCCATAGTTTTGCGTTTATATCCGTAGAAATCATTTTCGGATACCGGCATATCTCGGAATCGTTCCATTGTCCGGTATCCTATACAGTTCACTATGCTGTCGTATATCTGCGTTTCTATGCCTGGCGCATATTTGATTGACACTTGCAGAAGATTGTACTTGTCATTCTCGTCAAGGTGTCTGAAATGACTTTGAAGCGCCGGTATATCATCCGGCGGCACTCCATAGTCGGTTAATGTAGCTTTTCTAAGATTCATTTATTTCACTCCTCCCAATCTAATTTCTGTCCACACTTATTGCAATAAAAATCTGATTTATAAAGTCCCTCACTGTTGCAAACTGGACAGTTACCTTTTGTCGTATAATATCTGCCAGAAAAATCAAAAATAGATTTTATATTATTTGGTTTCATCGGAATCTGCTTTTTCAACGCTTTAATGGCTCCCATTCTAACTTCATAAGTACAGTTACCACCATAGGCTGTGTCACCATAACTTAATTCTTTTAATGCTTCTTCTGGTTTCATTTCTTCATCTCCTCCAGCTTCTTTTTTTTGGCTTCTTCACGGGTGAGAAATAAAAATTTTCCAAATTCATTGTCATAATATCTGCAACAACGTCCCCTTTGTGCAACTGACTCTGCAAAGTAACATATATTTCCAAATATGCTTTGACAGATTTCTATTTTTTTAATTTGACATTTTGTATAATGACTGTCTCCTGGAAAATAGCAAAAAACTTCTGTTCCAACCTTACACGGCAATCTCACAAGCAAGCCCTGTTCTTCTAAGTTTTTATAAGATTTCAGTTCCTCTAACCATTTCGCAAGCTGTTCGTGTTCTTCTGCACATTTCATACAATTAGCCTTTATATAATTTTCTGCAGAATCATTTGAGTCAAATTTTTCTGCGTCATTATAATTCATATCTGCTACTTCTTTTGCATGTTTAATATCTTCATTAAGTGTTAATCTCTCACCCATGTGAATCCCTGCAGCTTTGCCATTTTCAGAACACTCAAATATTCTTCCTGTGCCTTTACAAACACGCTTTTTCCTGTTAAATTAATCATCAGAATCCCCTCCTCCTGCAATCTCATCAATACACTGATTTCGACCATCAACCATCCCACATTGATAATCCGTCATATCGTTCTCAATAGTGCTCTTCTCCGACAATTCTTTCAGTGGACACCATTCGGGTCTTCCTGCCAGTTTTTTGAATCCTTCATGGCTTACTTTAGAAATAGTTCTGATTGAATCATTTCTTGTTGCAAGGCATAAATTAAAATTGAAATCCGCCATATGAAATGGGCAAGCAAAACATCCTTTTGGTGTGTTCATGATTAATACTGATTTACTCATCTTCTCCTACCTCTTTTCTGCAAGAATGCTCCATATTGCGAAGGGCTAATGATAGTATCTTTTTCTCTTGTAGCCTGACAATATCCAAGCCTTCCATTCTTTTTGTTTTCTTCTCTTGTAAACATAGTAGAGATATCTTTACCTTTACTCACCTACTTCACTTCCTCTCAGCATCAGGCTCAAAGTGTTATATCCCGGACAAGTTCTGACTCCGTTTCTGGTATCTCTTAACAATACACAATAAGGATATAACGCCATGACCTCATAGATGTGTTCTGTGGTATCTTCGCCACGCTGGTCGATGTATTTGAAGCACTTTCCCGGTCTAAGAAAGTATCTTGCGCATACATACGCTTTTGTTCCAAATCTTACGCTTGCGCTACTCATTTGTGTTCCTCCTGCCTAGAAAGTGGTTCAAATCTTCTTTTCTGCTTGACATTTGGATATTTCTTCCTGTCCACATCACTCGTAAACATAGTCAACGGTCTGCACCATGTTGCAAGCGGGTCTGTGAAACACTTGTAAATCACCATGATTTCATCAGATTCTGTATGTACTGCGATATCGGTGACAATATAGGTTCTTCCTTTGAAATGTTTATATCTTCTTCCGACCATACTGTCTTTTAGCTTTTCTAATGTTTCAATTGATACGTTACTCATTCAACTCCACCGCCTTTCACAATTTCTATCGCCCTGCTCAGTCCAGCATTGTATCCTTGATGTACATCAGATAAGATACATTCGGATTCGATAAATTTATCTCTTTTCAATTCGCCAATAACCTTATTCACATCAAATGCCGTTGGCTGTTTATCTATTTCCATGAGTGCGCTCACCAAAGCAACATCCACGTCAATCATTCCTTCTTCTGGTTCTAATGGTTTCAAACATTTTATTATATTTTCTTTTAATAAGTCTGCATCAATCAGCCTACCCATGTTTTGCCTCTTTTCTCATAATTTCTTTTATACATTTCTCACAGTAGCAACCTTCCTGCCCCTGTATCTTATACAAGAAGCACATCCAGTGTCTGTTCCAGATACCTTTATCGTTGCATCTTTTACAACTACCTTGTCCGTTTCCCTCACATTGTATTATTTTTAACATTTATTTAGTCCTCCTTATATGGTTCCGGATAGTCCATCCATGCAACTACTGTTCCACCTAAAACTTTTTTATCCGTTCTCCAAATTCCATCAGCAGTATGCGCCTGTTCTACCAATACTGTTCCATCGTCAAATACAACTGTAGCAATCACATATTTAGATGTTTTTTCGAACATTCCTCTTTTCCAGTTATCCGTTCCTTTAAACTTTGCAAATATGGAATCGTGTTCTTCCGGCAATCTCTCACTGACTGGAATCCAGTTAGTAGCTTTTAAACGCTCAATAACTTTCTTCTGTTCTTCTTCCGTTTCACAATGTATTACAACGTCATAGGTATCATCGTATGCACTAAATGTGCCATCTTCGTTCTGTGCAAGTGTAATTCCATCACTCATTCTTCCACCTCACTGTCCGCTGGCATCTGATAATCAATATGCCCATTTACATAGGCTTCCTGAATCATATCCAGTACTTTCATGGCTTTTGCTTTGGTGGAATATTCTCCGAGCAAGCAGCACCAACTCATATCTCTTCTTGCACTTATTACTCCACCCGAAACTTCGATATCGAATAAAAGTTCAAGTGTAGCTAAAACTTCCTTATTCTGACTTCTGATTAACATTTTGCGTCCTCCTTCTAATTCTCAATCTCATTGCAGTTAGGCTCATAAGGTTTTGGATATACCGTATATCCGCACTTCGGACATTTGATTTCCGGCGGATAGTATTCAACCCATTCCATGTTTCCACCACATTTTCTGCAACGGATGTATCTCTCTACTTTCTTTGGCTTCGTTTTGAAGAATGAAGTGTAATTATTATTTTTCATTGCGTCCTCACTTTCCATATCTTCTCAAAATTTCTGCAACTGCATTAATATGCTCTGACAGTGTATCTAAATCTTCATCTTTGATTGTTCTCAGCCCACGTTTCGACTTAAAATCTTCAATAGCATATACGCCTTCTTTGATTTCCTTAAATTTCTTTGCCATTTCACTTTCTTTTATGGCATCGGAATCATATTTATAAAACACTTCATTTTTATCGTGCTCCCCAAACTTGTCGGTTTCAATTTTAGTTCGTTTAGGAGTTATACGAATGATCTTCGTAGGATACACCATGACGTGTCTAAACCCTGATCCAAATCCACTCCACACTTCTCTTGCAATTCCAACCACGTCTCCGACTTTTAAATCATCTTTACTTATCGGATTTAATTTTCCCATTTCCATCCTCACTTTCCCCATGTAAGCAACTGACACGCTATTGTGCAGTCCTCCATGATTTCTGTATTTATGTTTCCTCAATAATCAATAAAATCAGATAATTCCATCTGACCAACTACATTGTTGTCTTGCATCCACCATAGATAGACTTCTTCGCCACAGCTCCACTTCGTATCTTTTCCACGTCTCTGGCGTTCCTGAAGCATTCTGTCAAAAGAATGTATGTAGGCCTGCTTATACTTAGGAAAGTCATACATTTCTTTTTCTCTCTGACTCTTTGATGCAAGTGGACAGCCCAAACAGCCTAACCTGTCATATCCACATCGGTACAGTTCGCATACCTGAACATCTTTCTCTCCAATGAACTGCCAGATATTCTGATCTGTCCAATCAATGATCGGATTGACTACCGTCTTCGCTTTCATCTGACAATTTTCAAACAACCTTCGAGTATCATCATTATCTGTGATAAGCATTTTCTCGTCAGAAACGCCAATACTTTTGCTTGCCGTCTGCCCTAATACTTCAAATGGGCTTCTGACACTTCTCTTACTGCTTTCAGCCCATCTAACACCTGTTGCAATCATTCTGTTTGGATTACCACTTTCCTTTAGTTCTGAGCAGCAATACCGAACGATTCTGGTAGGTGGCATTAGCTTTCTGGGAATAAGATTCCACATTGTAAGACGGTTGTTGTTTTCCTGCACATGATAGTCGATCTCGCATTTAATACCTTTTTCTGTCAATTCAGAAAACACATTTTTGATATGCCTTACTGTCTGCGGTGCATCAACAGTGGTATGCGAATTATGAACCTCGAACGGGATTCTAGACATTCTGAATAGTTCCAGAAGTACATCTGAATCCTTTCCACCGGAATACTCACATACAAGTGGTTTGTTGTAATGTTTCAGTGAAATATCACTTGCCAGTTTCAACCTATCTATGGATTTTTCAATTAATTCTTTCACACGCCATACTACAATTATCCGTATGGCAATTTTACAATCTGCTTTATAGCCTTGGGAGTTATTACCTCTGACCGTTAGTCTGTTCTGCACTGCGTAGGAGAACCAAGGCATTCCAGTCTAGCATTTATCAAATTTTACCCAACCTATTCTGATTAGGCGGAACCTCGTTTCACGAGGATAAGTGTTATTCCTTTCTATGTTTGAACTTCATTTTTCTCCTATCCAAATGCTACCTGTCCGTTATTCTGCATGACTTTTTATTTCTCCTGAAAAGCTTAATTCAATTCCCAGTTCTTCCTTGATGGCCTGTACATAATCAATCCATTCAGCCAAACCCTGGTCGATATAGTCCGAAGCTTTGTCCATGCCTGCCATGAACTTCTGACATCTTTTCTGACCGAATCCAAATTCATCATGCAGAACAGCTATCGCCATGATCACGCAGCATTCAGATACAAGCTGTTTGATCTTCTCAGATGCTTTGTCCAGATCCTTTCTTGCCAGGGAAGTATGTATTCCTGTTACTCCCCTGAATCTGCATTCCTTTTCGAGGGCTTCAAGACCGCCCTCTCTGGTGATTCGTCTAGCAAGGTCAAGACCATCTTCCCTGCCGCGTTCATATTCACGCATTTTGTTCATTTCTTCACCTTTCCGAACCCGTATCCTGTCGGAGCATAGGCTCTATCAGTACTTGGGTGTGCTGTTTTAAGCAACCCATCATCAATAAGCTGGTTTAAATGTCTCCAGATAGTAGCTCTGCTTGCGTCTACCTTCTCGCAAATCTCGCTGACCGATGGTGCGTATCCAACAAGTTTAAAGTAGCTTACTACATACATGTAGATTTCTCTTCTAAGCGCCTGTCCCTGCTCGTATTTATTCTTAGTGTTGTACATTCTTTCTCACTTCCCTCTGCCTAGAATCTAATAATTTATTAAAAGCAACTAGACAATTCTTAATAAACTGTTTATCATTATCATCAGGACACATTTCCGCATACTCTCCAAGTTCTATCAGACGATCAGTAGCCTGTTTGGAATATTCGTCTGTAAGTTCGGCTGAATAGAAATCTTTTATAGCTTTCCAAAATTCAGTCATAAATTTTTGAATATACGGAATATCCTTTGCTTCTACTTTTATTTTTATCATCTCCTTTGAATATTGTATACAATATACTGTATACGCTCTATTTAATT